TAGAGCCGACAACAGAACCGCCTGCGGTTACTTCAGCCGCTACTTTAAACAGGGTTTTATCATTATACCCTAAGTTTTTGAGAATATTAGTATTATTGTCTATATTAGCCATGGTTTAAGCCGAATAATCAATTGGAGTCGGTAAGTATAGAATAGCAGAATGCATAACTCTACACCGTTGTTTTGACGAATCGCGGTAAGATAATCGCATCGTTTGGCAAAGGGCCGTTCTTGGTTTTCCCTGCCCGTCCTGAATTATTTTCAAAATTGAGATCCCTTTTATTGTGTCACCCTTCAATTCAAAGAAAGGTTCATTGTCTAGTCCGACAAAGGTCTTTGTGGTTATTCCGCGTTCTGTTTCCGTGATAACAGAGATCGGAGTTGCATATATCTCTGGAACGGACGAGTATGGGGAAGGAGTCGTTGACTTCGAAGACGGAAACAACTGCAATGGGACCGTGTCCATTCGAAAGAATATTTCATCTCCATCATCGGTAGTCCCGTAAAGGAACTTCTTGGTTGGGGTTCGCGCATCATCCGCGGGCCCACCATCAGTAAACGCCTTTAAGGAAATATCGGTAATGACCATATTCCTATCCGAAAAAACCGGCACAAATGAAAGGTAGTCCCCTGAGGCATCAGCGATAAAGTCAGAAGACATCTGCGCCTTAATATCGTTTTGTCTTAAAACCAGTTGCGTCCCTTGGTAAACGCTTATGCCATTGTTCATCAAATCAGCAGAAAAACTGAGCCGGTATCCGGTTCCTACCGCAAAAGTTACATTTTGTTTAAGCTCATATGCCATATTATTGGGAATAATCCATCGTTGTTGGCAGATATAATATCGCCCCCTGGGTAATCCGACAAAGCTGTTTAGAAGAATCCCTCCAGGAGATCCTCACCTTTCTCGCGAGCGCAGGCATCGGGATCAAGGTATCCTGATCCTTGATTTTTATAATCGATGTCCCCTTCGTGATTTGACCTTCAATTTCATAAAAATCAGACTCGTCGAAAGCAACGAAGCATTTCATTGAAGACCCACGCTCAGTTCTAGTCACGATTGCAATCGGAGTGACGTATATCTCAAAATTATCCTGAAGGTGGATGTGTGGAGTATCAATCCGGAAGAACACTTCTCCGCCATCATCAGTCTCACCAGAAAGGAATTTCTTTACCGGCAGTGACGTCACCTGGGTTTCCACTAAAATACGCTTTAAACTCACCTCCGCGATATCGAAAACCACGGCACCATCACCTGTGATCGGCCGGAATGTAATTGATTCGCCGGATGAATCGGCAGTGAAGTTAATCGTATGGACACCCATGGTTATGTAATCGTTAGCGTCACTGACTCGGAAACTGTTATGGATTCATATTTAGAAGGATTGATCTGGATTTCTACATAGGCCCGATCCCTCACGATGGCGTACTCTTCAATCGATATATGATAATGTCCGCCCACCTGGCCAATCTTTGTCGTTCCCTGATAGATCTCATAAGCACCCGAAGTAAGAGCATCTGTCCACACAAGACAGTACTCTTTACCGGGAACGAGAACGATTCCGTCTTGTCCTAAATCTTCTGCCATAATTTATTATCCGCTAAAAGAAACGCTGTTGCTGTTGTAAGACCAGCCATCACCCAAATCCCATCCGTTTGCGCTTCCCGTAAAACTCGGGTTGGTCAATAATTCGGAACCCAATGCCTCATTGGCGGATGATATCGAGGAGCACATCGCCAGTTGAGCCACGCCGGCAGTATCGATATACGACTCAAATTGAGTTGCTGAGACGTTTGTGTGGACATACCAGTTCTGGTCGGCGACATTGAACTCAAGGCAAACCTTGTGCAATGTCTTCCAGGTAGAGCCATCATCGTTGTACAAAACGACATCTCCGATTGAGAAAAAAATGCTCAACCCCTTGTATCCGGCCGCGGCGGCTTCAAGGCCGGTTGCGGTTGCTCCTTTAATATAGCGCTCCACCTTGCGCGAAATCAGCTGAGGAGCCGCCCCCGTGGTGGAATAGATGCCTGAATAATGAATAAAATAAAGAGATCCGTTCAGCTTCACGTAGCCGTTCTTGGAAACACAACCGACACCGGTATCAAAATTAGTGAGACTTGAATCGTCCCATGTCATCAAGGTGTTTTTGTTCCCGATCAAAAGTACGTTGCCGATAGGAACCATCATCGTAATGATGTCCTCGCTCCCACCAACTAACTTGAAGGTATCGTACTGTTTTACGTCCTGCCCCGAAGAAGTCGGGTTTCCCATCCAGCGGTATTGCTTGGCGCCGCTGTAGGTTCCCGTCACCCAGATTTCATCCGAAGACAAGAAGCTCGTATAGCCCCCTTCGAAGGTCACGTTTGAAGAAATGATATTGGCGTCAGTGTAACTACTGATAACCACCGTCGCGATCTTAATCGAACCGCGATAGACCTCATAAGAGTTCATCCCGGCCGCAGTATAGAAATACTTTGAATCGGTAATCGGAATCGTCCACGTCGCTCCATCGGCCACGGGCACATCTCCATTGACTAGGGCGATAATCCCCAGCGGATATGAAGAACGCAAGACCGTAGTCTTGTACCGCTCGGTGCCGCTTGTATAGTCGGCTAAGTATATCCGGTTCTTGTAGAAGGCAACCTTGTTGGCTATAGGACTATTCCAGAGAGATCCGGCAGTCGCGGAAGTGGTACAAACCAAGGTTTCATCAACCATCAGATTAGGATCGCTTCCGTTGACAACGATCATCTTGCCATTCACATTTGCGAAGCTGGAATTGCTGCCTGTCATTCCTGATTTAATGATCACCCAGCGGTCATCGTTGGTAAGGACATAAAGACCAGTCACCCCCGCAGAAGTCGAGATTCTGAATAATCCTTGATTTGCTGTTGCATAGGTATTGGTAAAACAAAATAGACCATAATTGGCCGTAGTGACAAATTCATTGCCAGTAGAATCTGTCCCCAGAGTGATTTGCCCTTCCCTTTTTTCGAGAACTCCGATTTGTGGAGCTCTGGCGTTTTCCATGTGGGCAAGTTCCGTTCTACGAGCAAGCGCCGGTTGAACGATACTGTTCACGCCTTCCCAATAGGGAATAACTATCCGTTCAATTTTAGACCCTGGTTCACGCATAATTTTTGTGTTTACTATATAACAACGGAGTAGTAACTGATTTTTTTATATCCCAACCACGACTTAGACGACTAGCTACAACTGACTCACAACCTCCTAATCTCTTCGACCAGTCACTAGCGCACATTGTTTCTCCTTGATAAAAAATGATGACATTATTTGACAGATTATTATTCTGTTGTTTTGTGGTTGCCCATCGACAATTATTTGGTTCATAGTTTCCATTATTATCAATACGATCAATTGATGTTCCTTCTGGTCGATTTCCCATATCCTTATAAAAATTCCTAAAATCATACCATCGTTCGCACACACCGATACCTACACCTCCATATTTGTTATAATTTATTCTATTGGGATTTCGACAACGATCCATCATGGCATGCCATGATTGATATTCGCGGCTATGACTCATTCCGTGTTTTTTATAGTTTCTTGTTTTTAAATAATTAACAAATTTCTCTATTTTTAGGCAACCGCAACTCTTAGCATCTCCAGACCTCAATGCCTCAAGACTTGATATATGTTCCTTTCCACATTTACATTTCATAAGGAAATGTCTCCTTTGATGTCCGTTGCTCCTTATTTTGGGTTCGACTTCTTTTATGACCATCATAACTCCGAAGACAGTTCCACTTTTTATTTCTTGTTTTATTCTCATATTTTATTATGTATTACTAGAACATTCTATCGACCAACTGTCAAGATTAGCATTTCTCTTGACACTTGCCTGTATAAACAAGTCCATCGAATTTTTGAATGTCTGATAATATGTTGCGGCTAGCGGATTATTGAATTTACTATAAGCACGGTATACCATCCAATCTTTCAATGAATAGAAAGCATCATCGGGTAAATTAATGTAGGTGCTTGGGCTGATGATCCGGGTTGCCTTGGCCCGATAAGTATAATAATAGGTTGCGGTTCCGACAGGCGTTGGCGTAAATCCGATATATCTCCCGCGAAGGTAATACCTTGTATACGATGGTCCAGAGCCTTCGTAGTACATCCGGCCTGCGATTGGCTGGAAATCCAAAGGAATTCCGTCCTCAGTCGTTATTTCCACAAGGTCTGAAAAATCAGTAGGAAGAAGATATTCCGACACTCCTCCGGTGATTGAAATCGTTTGCGGAGTAGAAACCGTGTATTCGACATTCGTCAAATTAAGCTTCAACTTGAACATCGCGATCGCTTCATTCAGCCAGGAGAATTTATCATTGATCGAAACCAGTTTGAGCTCATTGGTATTTAAGAGGCTATCAAAGTCCAAGAACACCTGCTGGGCGGTATTAAGCGTAAAGCCGACATAAGGAATCGGATTTGATTCCTGAGATTCATCGAGCGTTGTGACGTTCCGGTACTTAAACCATCCAAAACCAGTGTCATGAGCAACATCAGTGTATGTGCTGTAGTTTGAGGTCGGGTCGAGAGATGTCCAGGCAGTCAACGGATTGTTTTCATCGAATGTCGGATTCTCATCCGCGATAGTTCCCGCAGCCGCGGTCCAATAAAACCGAATCTGATCATACTGAAGAGCAGACACCTTCGTGCTTTCTGGATGCGCGAAATTAGTCACCGCCGCCGAGTTATCGACAACAGCGCCGAATGACACCNTTTCATCGGTGATCACTCTTACCTTGAGAATCT